CCAGCCGTTTGTAGCGGACACCAAGGTCATGGCTGCGTGCATTCACCCGGACCTGAAGAACGACGACTTCAAGAGAGAGGACTTCCCAAAGAACCTCTACGGTAGTCACAGCTTAAAGGCTTGGGGGATACGCTTGGGTATCCACAAGGATGCCCATGGTGCCACCGAAGACTGGACGGAATGGAGTCAGGAGATGCAGGATTACTGCGAGCAGGATGTTCGTGTAACCCACTCCCTGTTCCAAAACCTGATGGGCTTTGTGCCTAGTAAGCAGATGCTCCTTATCGAGCATGAGTTTGCCAGCGCTATTCGCGTGCAGGTCGATAACGGATTCCCCTTTGACGAGGACAAAGCCAGAGAGCTTGCCTCTACCCTGATGAAGAGACGGGTGGACCTTGAGGCAGAGCTACAGGAGCTGTTCGAGCCAAAGGTAATCCCTACCAAGTCTCCCATATGGAAGACCCCAGATGGTAACACATGGAAGACGAAGAAGAGCGCGGTAGAGGCGGGCAACAAGCCGGGTGACGTGTTCAAGGATGGATACAAAACCAAATCAATACCCTTCAATCCGGGTAGCCGTGACCAGATTGCTGAAAGGCTTATGGCTGATGGATGGAAGCCCAAGGCTTACGAGGGCAAGCGCCCTGAGATAAACGAGGTAGTCCTGAAGGAGATAGGCACCCCGGCTGCTGACAAGCTGCTGGAATACCTCCTCGTCCAGAAGCGTCTAGGCGCACTGGCTGAAGGAAAGAACGCTTGGATGGGAATGGTCAAGGGCGGGCGCATCCACGGTAATGTCAACACCCACGGCACCTACTCTGGACGTTGCTCACACTCTAGGCCAAACCTAGCACAAGTCCCGGCTACCCGTGCTCCCTACGGGGGCGAGTGCAGGGAGTTGTTCACCGCCCCAAAGGGTAAGGTTCTTGTCGGGGCGGACGCCTCGGGCATCGAGCTGCGCGTGTTGGCTCACTACCTAGCCCAGTGGGACAACGGAGCGTATGCTAAGACCATAGTCGAGGGAGACATACACACCGCTAACCAAGAGGCAGCGGGGCTAAGCACACGCGACGAGAGTAAAAAGTTCATCTATATGTGGTTGTATGGTGCTGGGAATAAGGCACTTGGAGAGATTGTAGACGGAGGAGAACGAGAAGGAAGAGCACTCAAAGAGCAGTTCCTTCGCAAGATACCCGCCGTTCGCAACCTGATGACTACGGTAGAGTCCAAGGTCACTACGAGCGGAACCTTGAAGGGACTGGACGGTAGAATCCTACCTGCTCGCAAGGCGTTCTCCGCGCTTAACCTCCTGTGCCAGTCAGCGGCTGCGGTGATTATGAAGCAAGCACTTATAGAGTTTACCAAGGGGGCAAGCTTCCTGCACGGAGGTAAGCCCCTCTACGAGATGCACGCCAACGTCCACGACGAGGTCCAGTTCTCCTGTGACCAGTCTCACGCTGTAGAGCTTGGTCAGTTGTTTGTTAATAGCATTAAGAAAGCCGGGGAGACTCTGGGTGTTCGTTGTCCTTTGGACGGAGAATACAGCATCGGAGCTAACTGGAAAGAAACACACTAATGAGCACACTAATAGTAGATGGCGATATGCTCGCCTACAGAGCGGCCTTTGCCAGCGAGTATGAAACCAAGTGGGACGACGACCACTGGACCCTGATGTCCTCAGAGACAGAGATGAAGGCGGAAGTAGAGAGGTTCTTTGAGAACCTTAGCAAGACGCTGCGGTCTGATGACATCCTGCCAGTCTTCTCTCCCCGAGAGAACTTCCGGTTAGACTTGTTTCCCGCTTACAAAGCCAACCGCAAAGACAAACGCAAGCCTCTAGGGCTACGCTGGCTAGTCCAGTGGATACAAAGTGAATACAACGGTATCATGGCAGAGAACATGGAAGCCGATGACCTCATTGGTATCCTGTGCACCCGGAACCCTACCAAGACGGTAGCTGTGTCCGGGGACAAGGACTTCGGCACCCTGCCTGTCGCTTGGTATAACCCTCTGAAGGACGTTAAACAGATGACCAACCCAAAGGAGGCGGCTAACTTCCACCTTATCCAGACACTGGCAGGAGATTCTACTGACGGGTATATGGGGGTCAAAGGAATCGGTGTGGTTACCGCCAAGAAGCTCTTAGACAAGGACGGATACACATGGGACACCGTGGTCAAAGCCTACGAGAAGGTGGATATGACTGAAGAAGACGCCTTGCTAACCGCTAGGCTGGCCTACATCCTTCACGACAAAGACTACAACGAAGAGACAAAGGAGATAAAGCTATGGGAACCAAGATAAAGGGGACCGCTGAAGAGAGGAAACAAATCCCTATTTATAGGGGTTTTATTAAGTATTTCCCTGACGCCATCGTTGAGGTCGCTAAGCAGAGCGTCCAAGGGAATCTCCAGCATCACCCAGAGGCCGACATTTTTTGGGACAAGAGCAAGTCTACGGACGAGCTAGATGCCCTTATGCGCCACCTGATTGAAGAAGACTGGGCGGCAGTTGCGTGGAGAGCGCTTGCAAATCTCCAAAGAGAGTGCGATAAACACAAAAAAGAGTAGGTATATATGGAACAGGAAAACGTATTTCCTTTTGTTTCAGATGAACTTTTGAGAGCTTTGTCTGAAAGGTTCCCAAAGCAAGACTTTGGGCCTAGCGAATCTTTGCGTGAACTAGACTACCATTACGGACAGAGGTCTGTAATTCGTTTTCTAGAGAACAAAGCCGAAGAACAACGTGAAAACTCATTAACCTCAATCCTAGATACTTGATATGTGCTTTAGCGCCCCAGACCCTCCAGCCCCGCCTCCGACACCAAAACCGCCGCCACCACCAATGGAAAAGATTAAGAAGGTCGAGAGCCCCGCGAGGGACCAAAGAAAAATGTCGCGTAGGCGCGGAGGCCAACGGTCTTTAGTAATCAATCGAACCACCCCAAACACTGGCTCCAGAGGAGCTGGGGCAACTTATTAACCAGATGATAATTTACGGAAAAACAATTACGAACCCCGCGCAGGGGTCGAACACAGACATTGACTGGAACGGAGGAACTGGAATGTTTGCCGTCTCTGGTTCAAACTACCAAAGCTCAACAGTTAAACTTCAGCATAACATTGGAGGCACTTGGTTAGACATCGGTAACGATGCTACCTTCACCGCCAATGGAGCCACTCTGTTCACCACCTCGGCTAATAGCCTTCGGGTAGCAGTAGACGGCAGCGGAAGCACTCTGGCTGCTGTTGTAGAAGTGCAGCCTGTTTACGAAAACAAAGCTCTTTAATTTATGTCACGCGTAGACGCTAAAACAAACTCGTTAACCAAAGGATTAACGCAGAACCTATTCAAGATTCCGTTTACGCGTGACAAGAGTATCAAGTTCGACGGTTCGGACGACAGTATAGCCACTAGCGCCGACAGAACGCTGGCAACGAAGACCTACAGCTTCTGGGCAAAGTCCACCGCTACGGGGAAGAACGCTATTTTTGACCACGGGGATTACAACATCGGCGGGTTTCTTTTTAACTACTCATACGGGAAACCGCTTTTGTATTTAGAGAACAATTGCTTTCGCTACTGGAGCGATATTTCATCGCAAGACGATGGCAACTGGCACCACTACTTGCTTTTGTTAAGCGCAACCATTAGCAACTCCAAGCTGTTTTGCGATGGCGTGGAACAAACGGTGCATTCCACCACTAGCTCAGGAACGGCTTCAAGTTACACCACTGGACTGCGACTCGGCCGCGCAGGGTCATCTGATTTTTTCACCGGCAACCTTGATGAGTTCGCTGTCTTTGATGGGGACCAATCATCCCTAGCCAACGAACTATATAACAACGGACAACCGACAGACCTCAGTAGTTACTCCACGCTCGACCACTGGTTCCGCATGGGGGAAGGCAAGCTGGGGACTAAGAGTGACGGGGACGACAACCTTCTGTTGGACCAAGGACCGAATGGTGTAATGGGGAGTGAGCTGGTGACAAATGGGAACTTTGGTTCTGATGCGAGCACTTGGAATGATTGGGACAACCTTACCAACTCAAGCGGCGCGACTCAGTCGGGAGACAAGGGAATTTTGAATAGCAACGTGGGAGCCATTGATGCGCGACAAGACGTTTCTGTTACAGCAGGACGAACCTACGAAATCAGTGCGACCGTGCAAAAAGAAGTCGCTGCGACCTACGTCAGAATCCTGCTTTCTGATGGTAACAATTACTCCTATGCCTTCGGGAACCTTAACCCCGGAACCACTACTGACGAGGTCACGCTTAAAAAATTCGTCACGCCAACTCAGAGCGTCATCAGGTTGTATATTTACATTACCTCCTCAAATCCCGGTTTAAACTACTTTGACAACATTAGCGTCCGAGAGGTCCAGAACGTGGGCACCATCAGTGGCGCACTGATAAAAGACGAGAGCACTGCCGAAAGCGTCCCCAAGAAGACCCAGAATCTGCCCAGCGCAGGGAGCTTGAAGAGCCTGTCTTTTGATGGGACGGATGATTATGTGGATTGCGGGACAGGACTCGGAGACGCGTTGGGGGACAACTACGCAGGTAGTCTAACCGTATCGCTTTGGTTTAAAGCAGACACAACGAGCGGAAACGATGGGCTGTTCAATGTTGGCACCTTTTCCAGCTCACTAGGAGAGGTCCAAATTAGCGTTCAAAACAATAAGATTTACTACACGCTCAGTAATAACGCATTCGTTAGATACTTCTCATTCACAGATACAGACAACTGGAACCATATTGTTGTCGTTTACGCTGCTGGTGACACGACAAGCAGCACAGTCTATATGAACGGGAGTGAGCAAGCTACAACCGTATCAGGCTCTTTGCCTTCAGCCGCAAATTTAGACTTTGATGGTCTTAAAACAATTATTGGTGGTTATCACAGCTCCCCCTATTTGTTCCATGGCAGCATTGATGAAGTAGCAGTTTGGAATGCCGCACTCGATGGGGACGCCATTCGCGCCCTCTACAACGCAGGGCAACCTACGCCTGTCACCACAAAGACGGGGGCCTACGATATCTACAGGGATAATTTGAAGGCTTACTACAAGATGGGGGACGCATCGGACCCTGCGGCAGATGGGACAGATAGCTTTCTCTTTGACCAAACGAGTCCGGGACTGGGTTCAGAGTTAAGTACCAATGGGGACTTTGAGACTGGAGACTTAACTGGTTGGACCGTAAACAATACTGGGGGGCAAACTGTAGAAGTCGCAAAGAATAGCTTAGGCTCCAACGCGCTGCATATTGTTAGTGATGGGACATTTGCTGAGGCGACTCAGACAGTAACTTCATTAGCCGCCGGAACAGTTGCTCAACTTAGTTTTGATTTTGAAAATGTAAGAAGCGACGGAGGCCCGCAAACAGTCGTTAATGGAGTTATTACTAGTGTTACTTTTGCTCCGGGTTCGGGAACATATACACAATATTTTGTCGCAGATGGCAGTGACACTATTTCCTTTAAGAGAAACGGCGTGCCTGAATTTTTTATAGACAATGTGTCAGTCCGCGCTGTGAACGGACACACCGGCACCATATCGGGAGCCACAATCCAGACAGAGGCACCCAAGCAAATCTATGCGTTGCCTCCGGTGGCAAACACCAAGAGCCTGAACTTTGACGGGACTAATGACCACTTGATTACAGCGGCGGACTCAACAGCCCAAGCGAACAACGAGAGCAGGTATTATAGCTTCTGGGCAAAGAGCACAACGACTGGGGACAACCCTATTTTCGACCACGGGGCACAAGACCAAGGAGGCCTTCACTTTAACCAATCAAGCGGGAAGATTTTGCTCTGGATGAGTGGTTCATCCTACCGCTACTGGGACAACAATGACGCGCAGGATTCGGGTTCATGGGCGCACTGGGTTCTCAGAATCAAGTATAACGACATCACAGGGTGCGAGCTTTGGTGTAATGGGGCAAAGCAGACGGTCCAATCCACGACGAACACTGGCTCTATGAATTCATATAGCTCGGGCATTCGCATTGGCAGGGGCGGTAGTGATTACTTCACCGGTTCCCTTGACGAATTCTCCATCCACGAGGACCTCGACGAGGAAGCCATTCGTGCTCTCTATAACAGAGGACGCCCCATAGACATCTCTAGCGGAAACGGAGCATACGATTACTCAGACAAGCTGCTGCACTGGTGGCGCATGGGGGACGCAACAAATGATGGCACTGGCAATTTAATTTACGACCAAGCTGGGTCTGAAAACGCAACAATGACAAACATGGACGCAGGGTCCGACATTCAAACAGATACCCCTTATTAACAAGATGAGTTACGAAAATAGAAAGTGGGTCGTGATGACCCTTGAAGCAATCAACGCCGGAGACATCAGCGAAGAGCAAACAGTCATCGACGAAGAAGGAGAAGAGACTACGGAGCAGGTGGTGGTCGGTAATACATTTATCGATGCCGCCATTGAATCCTCCAAGAACACTCTGCGTCTCTCACTAGATGGCACAAAGACAATCCTCAAGTGGGACGGTGAGACACCTGAGCCTTTTGAGGGCATGGACACCTACACGCACGCAGAAATCTTGGCAGAACTTGCTGGTGCCGATTGGACCTCTCAGGAAAACTTACCATAATAAATGAACGCTACAGCAGAAGCCCAATACATCTCCTTGGAGAGCGTCAGAAGACCATTCTTAGACAGAGCTAGAGACTCTTCTAAGCTTACTCTTCCTTACTTAATTCCAGAAGATGGGCATAACTCCCACTCCAGAATTGAGACGCCGTTTCAAGGTATTGGTGCTAGAGGGGTGAACAACCTTGCCTCTAAGCTTCTGCTGGCTCTCCTTGCTCCTAACTCTCCGTTCTTCAGGTTAAACTTTGACGAGAACGTCCTTAGACAAGAGGGCGCTACGGATGAGATTATTACTGAGATGGAAGCCGCTCTGCAAAGAGTCGAGGAGTCCGTCATGGAAGAGGTAAGCAGACAGTCTTACCGGGTAGGTATCCACGAAGCCCTTAAGCACCTCATCGTATCTGGTAACGCGCTTTTGTATCTTCCAGAGGAAGGTGGGCTGAGGGTATTTCATTTGGACAGGTTTGTTGTTCAAAGAGACCCAATGGGGCACCCACTGAAAATCATAACCAAGGAGACACTTTCCTACAACACGCTCAGCGATGAACTAAAGGCTGCTGCTAGTTTCAACGAGAGCGACTCAGCGGAAAAGAACTGCGACCTGTTTACGTGTGTAAAGCTGGAAGGAGACAACTGGTTTGTTCACCAAGAAATCAAAGGAAACATTGTCCCCGGCTCTGAGGGAAGGTTCACCAAAAACAACCTACCCTATCTACCGCTACGGTTCTCAAAGATTGACGGAGAGGATTATGGAAGGGGATATGTAGAGGAATACATGGGAGACCTTATCAGCCTTGAAAAGCTGACACAGGCGATTGTAGAAGGCTCTGCGGCTGCGGCTAAGGTTCTCTTTCTGGTTAACCCTAACGGGACCACCAGAGCCAAGACACTGGCTGAAAGCCCTAACGGGGCCATTACTCAAGGTAATGCAGCGGACGTTTCCGTCCTACAGCTTGATAAGTTTAACGACTTCAGAATCGCTTCGGAAACAATCAACACAATTAAAGACCGCCTTGGTCACGCCTTTCTTCTTACCTCGGGCGTTGTGCGTAACGCTGAGCGTGTCACCGCAGAAGAGATTAGGATGCTTACCTTGGAGCTAGAGTCTTCTTTAGGTGGTTTGTATTCGTTGTTAAGTAACGAACTACAGCTCCCCATGGTCATGCGCGTCATGGACGTAATGAGCAAGAAGAAGCTACTGCCTAAGCTTCCTAAAGACCTAGTAAAGCCTGTCATCATTACAGGCATCGAAGCTCTGGGTCGCGGTAATGACCTACAGAAACTTGACCTGTTCCTTGCCGGGGCTGCACAGGTGGTTGGACCACAAGCCATTGGTCAATACGTTAACGTCGAAGAATACTTTAAGCGGAGAGCCACAAGTCTTGGTATCAAGACCCAAGGGCTCATTAAGACACAAGAACAAATACAACAAGAAATGCAACAAGCGCAG